GTGCAGGGGAAAGGAAAATAGCATGATAGATCTTAAACTATCCAAAAAGAATAAAAAGGAAATGGAGAAAGAAGCGATACCAACTTCCATGGAAGAAGAATATCCCTATGGGACTCGGCTTCGCTTTGAAAATGAAACCATTCAGAAAATCCCGGCTTTACAGGATATAAAAGCGGGAGCCATGATGGAAATCAAGGCCATTGGGAAAGTTATGGAAGTACGAATAACCGATAAGGAAAAAGGTAAAAATTATGAAAGCGTGGAAGTCCAAATTCAAAAGATAGAAATCGGCAGTGCGAATGAGGCTGAGGAAGCATTTGAGGAATAAATGAAAATAATTTCATATAAATTACCCACAATAATAAAGCCAATGATTGAAGGGACAGAACCACCTGTTTCATCAATCGAGATTATGAAAGATACCATTACAGGAGAAAAATTTGAACGAGCCATATATTCACGTTGTGGTCGTAGGAAAGCGGGGCCATGGAAGAAAATATAGGTTGTAGACATAATAACTTGATACAAATTGATACTGGAACTTCTATTAGAGCTTATATTTGTAAAGACTGTCATAAAATAAGCCTTATTGTTGGAAAAAGCACTCCAGAAGCAATAGAATTTCATACACTAACTGATTTATCTAAAGCAATAAGGGCAATAGAAAGTATACCATTTTTGAGCACATAGCGAGATCACCATGAATGACAAAATAGACAAAATTGTTTCAACCAAAAAGTTTTATGAGAATTGATAAATACCTTAATGAAAGTGGAGAAATAACCCTTCTCTCGCAATCTGAGGAAGTCGAAGCAGTAAGGGTTTTATTGAAGGCCACAAAGAATAAGAGAAATAAGATTAGGGAGATATTGGAAACAAAACCTAAGCACAGTCCGGAAGACCTTGAGGAAGACCTCGTGTTCCTTCTTGGCATGGTTAAAGGGTTGAATTGGGTGTTAGGACTTCCGGCGAGAAGCAGAGATTATATCAACAACATTAAACAGTAAGAAAGGAGTAGAAAGATGAAACGGATAGGTATTTTTCTTGCAACAATAATGTTTTTATTCGCAATGGCAATCCCTGGTTTCTCTGCCGCTGGTTTGACAACCGGGGATCAGACTATCTATGGTAACAAAACATTTGAACATGGAGTTACGGTTAAAGGAAACCTGACGGCAGAAGGCCCTTTGCTGGGTGGAAAACAGTATAGCACTGAGTATTATGTCTGTTCTACTAACGGCCATGATTCGCCCGGCAATTACGGCAAGACATATCTTCAACCATTTGCCACGGTGGATTTTGCCATTGGGCAGTGTACGGCCAATAAGGATGATATAATCTATGTCCTCCCAGGCCATGCGGAGAGCTTTAGTGCAGCCGATGGGTTTGATGTAGACGTTGCGGGTGTTACTATCATCGGCCTTGGAAATGGCGTAGATATGCCGGAATTTACTTTCGCTGATACGGATGCGACTGTGGCAATCGGAGCGGCCAATGTAACCCTTATGAATTTGCGGTTCATAGCTGGAATTGATGCTGTTGTGATAGGAATTGCCGTTGAAGATGCCGGGGATAATGCCACGATTAGAAATTGTGTGTTTCCTGAGCCGTCTGATTCAGATTTTGATTTTATCGATGCAATCGACCTTGAGGATGACGCTAATGGTGTGAAGATTCTTTACGATGAATATTACCATACCGCAGCTACAGGCCCCGCTCATTTTGTAGAAATGGGAAATGGTGCGAATGACGACTTTCAGTTTATCGGAAATATAGTCCAAGGTGAGTTTTCCGTTGCTGCCATTTGGTCTGACGATGCGGATTTGCGGTGTGTCATTAAAGATAATATTGTTATGCAAATGACCTCTGGCGAGTGCGCGATTGAATTTACTGGCAATGCAACCGGGTTTATAGACGGAAATCGTGTCTATACGGATGCCGAGGCCACAAGCATTGATCCTGGAATTATGAACATCGGGGTTAATTATGTGTCAACGGCTGTCAATGTTTCTGGTGTGGTTTATCCTGTTCCCGATACTGGATGGACACAACTCAATCAATCTACCCTGGATTTAATTCAAGCTGAGGCCGAGGATGCAATAGAGGCTGATGTACTTGACAAGCTAATGGCGGCTGCCGATGGGACAGGAGACGATCCCGCAAGTGTGGCCGATAATTCAGTACTTGCCTACATAATGGTTAAAGCATCCGGTGATGCTGACGCCACGGAGTTTGATAATCAAACCGATTCCCTTGAGGCTATCAGGGACAGGATTGATACTCTTAATTTGGCAGATCAGATCGACCTGGACGCCATTCTCGCAACCACGCCTTCGCCATTGGCCTATACTGCCACAGTTTCGAGTTCAGCAGGCACTACAAGTTCCGTTTATGACTCCCTTACAGGCTTCGGAACTGATTATTTTAAAAATGGATGGACGATGATTGTCCTTTGGGACGCTGATGGTGCTGGTGGAGCCCCAGAAACTGAAGTAGTTGACATTACGGCTTACGCCACGGCGACGGGAACCTTTACCCACGGTGCAACAACTCAATTGGCTGCTGGAGATAAGGTCTTATTTGTCAGAGATGAACTGGTATCAATATACCAGAAAGCTCTACCGGCAGTCCCGGTAACCGATTCACTTGCATACAAAATTAGTAAGTGGGTTGCGGATGGAGATGGTGACTTTGCAACCGGAACTACATTAGCCAGTAATAAATCTTTGGTAGATGCAATCGGCACGAATGGCACCACGGTAGCAGATACGACAACAGGTATCGCTGGTATGATTGGTGTTAATGATGCAGATAATGCCATGGACACAACTACAGTTGTCCCGAATGAAGATGGATCAGTATTTGAAAGACTTGAAGCTCTCGAATCCGCAGCTAACCCTTCATATAACCATCCGAACTACCTTGCTGTAACTGCCGATCTCACAGATTCCACATGGAATACGACAACAGCACATGAAATTGCAGTTGTAACAGGGACTGTCCGCATGCAGATAGTCGTTGAAGTAACAAATACATGCGTTACGACAAGCAATGATGGTACAATAGCCCTTGGCGTAGCCGGCAACACGGATGCTATTTTCGCCGCAGTCGATCTTGATAGTGGTGCCGCAGATTTTACCGCTGGTGATGTTGTGTCGGGCGTCTATGGAGCAGTCCCGACTACTCCGGTTGGTGTTGCTAATGCAACCAATACGATTACAGGTGGCTTGTTTGATGTAGTTGTAGTCGGAGGGGTTGATGTTGGATATACCCTTGCGACTCATGCGGCGACTAACGGGACTCTGGTTTTTCATATTTGGTGGACACCGCTTAGCTCGACCGGCGCAGTTACAGCCGGTGCTGGCGGAGCATTTTCTTAATTTTTTGCTTATGATTTCCTCCTGATAACAGAGCTTAGTTGACGCCAGCTTTAAGCGAAGTCAACTATTAACAATTAACTATATGGGGTTTCATTTAAGGTAATCCCTTAGATGAAATAAGAATAAAAAAGGTCGTGCGGGACCGCACTCTCGTACGACCTTTTTTTATTCCCCATAGTAACAGAAAGGAGAAATTAAAATGCCAGATGACGAAAAAGCCACAGAGCAAGAACCAGAAGAGATAAAAGACGAAACCTCCGATGAGGGGGAAGCGGCCTTCGCCGAGGATATAACCGACGAGGAAGAGCAAGGCAAGAAAGAAGAGAAGCCAGTAGAGGATAAGGGCAAGAAGAAGGAGGCCGAAAAGAAGGCCGAGGAAAAGGGCAAAGAGGAAAAATCGGAAAAGGAAAAGGAGGCTGAAGAAAAGAAAGGTGAGGAAAAAGAGGAAAAGGAACTGTCGGCTAAGGAAAAGCTCGATAAACGCCTTGAGAGTGTAGGCGATGAGGAAGAGGAAGAAACCCCTCCAGCTAAAAAAGAGCAGGAGCCAGAGAAGAAAAAAGAGGAAGAACCCGAGAAAAAGCCGAAAGAAGAACTGAAGCCGGCCAAGTTAAACAAAGAACTCCTTGCCGAGCGGTTAAGCCTGATCTCAAAGGATGATCTTCCAGAGGAAGTGATTATAGGCGATGAGACCGTAAACTTGAAACAATATGCGGAGGATTATCCAGATGATTTTGCAGCGATCCGGGTGTTGTCGAGCTTAGTTGCTGAAAAGATGGTTGATAAGGCTGTCAAGGGTATTGAAATGCCTGAGACTGGGAAAATCACTGAGAGAGTGGATGTTTTAGAGGCTGGAATAGCTCAACTGTCTTTTAATACTGGTGTTATGCAGGTCAAGGATGATGAAGGCAATGTAAAACATCCGGATTTTTATGACATTGTGTATGGCTCGGGCATGAAGGACTTTCATGCATGGGTGAAAGAACAATCACCCAAGATTCAAAAACTGGCGAGCTCCTTAGATCCGGAAGATGGCATCTTGATTCTGGACTATTACAAAGAAGATGTGGCTAAGAAAAAAACAACAGAGCATGACAAGAAGACCAAGGACAAGAAGAAAGAATACGATGACATTTATAAGTCCGAGAAATCCAAGAGAAAGAATCAACAGGAATCCGGTGGCGGCGAAAAGTCACCAGACGAGGAAGCGGAAGAGGCTTTTAAAGAAGAAGAGTGATCATGGAAGCAGGAATTCAACAAGATATTCCATTGAGATCATTTAAGAAAGACAGGCTGTGGGGAACCTCTCAGTTTCGACTGCATGAGTTCCCTTATAAATCCATAGAAGAAAGGAGGAAAATAATCTCAGAATGCATGGAGCACGGTGAATACAGATGCTTTTTCTGTGGCAGGGTCTTTTTTCGCGGTGTCTTGGGTCCTGACACCAACATACAGATCAAGTGCCACAATTCAAAGTGTAGACACATGAATGTAATCTCAACCGTTTAACTTAAACCTGCCTTTGCTGGAAGTCCCAGAGACTCTTTTTGAAGGCGCAACAGAAAGGAGTTTTGTTATGGGACTGCCTGCAAATACTACTACATACGAGGACATTTCCCCAAGAACAAGGGGAAAGGCTGTAAGGAAACTGCTGGAGCGCGGTCAGCATATTATGACCACGGAGCGTTTCGGCACCATCGATCCTCAGCCAAAGAATTCAACCTTAACCCGCAAGTGGAGAAGGTTTCATTCCCTTGCGCGGGCAACCGCACCATTGGCTGATGGTGTGCCGCCTACCGGCCAGAAACTCACCCATACCGACATTACGGCAACCCTGGAGTTTTACGGGGATGTCGTAAAGATCACCAATATCATTCAGGACACTCATGAGGACCCGGTTCTGAACGAATCCATGAAGATATGCGGTGAGCAAGCTGCGGAGACAGTAGAGGAATTGAGGATTAACTTTCTCAAGGCTGGAAGTAACGTATTTTATGCGAATGGCGTATCCACAAGGGCAACCGTCAATAGCCCGGCAGTAAGGGGCGATTTCCGTAAGATCTATCGGTATTTCAAGAAGTACAAGGCCCGAGAGATCAGCGAGATCATCAAGGCTTCAGCTATGGTTTCGACCGAGCCGGTGGAATCAGCCTATTTCTGCATGGGTCATACCGACCTGGATGCCGACATTAGAGGTCTCTCCGGTTTCCTACCCAAGGCGCAGTATTCAGATTCGACCAAGGCCCTTCCTGGTGAGATCGGCAAACTCGAGCAATTCAGAGTTATCCTGACGGCCATGTTCGATCCGTGGGACACCGCAGGCGCTTCAGGAACAACCTATCTCTCCGGTGGTGCTGCGGTTTCAAGTTCC